ACTGTAGTGATAGTTAAGTGGCTGAGAGAGGCTGATGAGGCTGAGATGCGAGAGCTTTTGGGGAATGTAGTTGAGTTCACTGCTGCTCCGAGAGCGTATTCTCATCTTGATCGTCCTCTTTCCCTATGGGAGCGATTCACTGCTTGGTTGAACAGGTGGACTTAATTATGAGTATAATTCGATGGTTTAAGATGCGTAGTAGCATTCTGAATGAGAATACGTGCGGAACTTGGATGCGTCCTTTCTGGGTTGCTGATGGAATTGCGGTTACTCGGGATTACAAATGGAAGAGGATTGGTGGTAATTTAAAGAGGTTTAATACGAAGCGTGAGCTGGGTCCGTGTGGTAGCGAGATTGAGTTTTTGAAGTTGGTATCAACCGAGGGGGATGTTGACGATCCAGTTAAGGAAGTTAATATTTAGATTATGGCCCATAGTAGTGTAATGACTGAGCTGAAGCGTCGTGAGGCGATCAAGGATAAGCTTGGTGACTCTCATTGGCGTATGAATAACCTTTATACCATTGAGCCCAAGGGCGGTGGTTTGGTGAAGTTCAAGTTCAATTATGTTCAGCAGACTTTCTGGGATGGGATGTGGTGGCTTAATGTGATTCTGAAGTCTCGTCAGCATGGAGCGAGTACGGTTGTGAATCAGCATCAGTTCGATACGTGTTTGTTTAACAAGAATGTGACGTGTGGTATTATCGATAAGACGATGATCGATGCTACGAAGAAGCTGAACAAGATCAAGTTGAGCTATGAGAATTTAGACAACCCGGACGTGCATCCTGATACGTGCAAGCTTGGTGCTTCGATAAAGGAGGCTGTTCGTATCGTTAAGAGCAATGACAGCGAGATTGAGTTTAGTAATGGCTCGAAGATTTGGGTGGGCGTTTCGCTTCGTGGTGGAACGGTTCAGTATTTGCATGTGTCTGAGCTTGGCCCGATAGCGTATTCTCATCCTGAGCGGGCTAAGGAGATTCGTAGTGGTGCGTTTAACACCGTCCATAAGGGTTGTAAGATTGTAATTGAGTCTACGCATGAAGGCGGGAAGACGGGTTTGAATTACGATATGGTTCGGCTGAGTCAGAGCAGTCCCGTTAAGCTTTCGCCTATGCATTGGAAGTTCTTCTTTTTTGCTTGGTGGGAGGATCCGGACAACGTGAATACCGTCGACAGTGGTTATGATTATGCAGTGACCCCTGAGATAGAAGAGATTTTTGCACTGAAATCCGCGGAATTGACTCGGTCGTTTACTCCGGAACAGAAGTATTGGTACGCATTGAAGTTGGCTACTCAGAAGGAGGACATGGGCAAGGAGCATCCATTTGACCAGGAGGAGGCTTTGAACATCTCTATTCGTGGAGCGATCTACGGTAAGGAGTTGGCCGGGTTGCGTCACGATCGTAGGGTCTTGGATTTCAAGCCTGATGTGAATGCTCCGTTTTTTACGTTCTGGGATTTGGGTTCTACTGATTACACCTGGATATTGCTGATGCAGTTTCACGGATTGAACTGGTATTTGCAGGATTCGTTTGCGTGGCATGGTAAAGGCGAACGGTTTTACTATGCGAAGATTATTGAGTTCGAGCGTAAGTACGGGCCGATAACGGCTCACTTCATGCCGCATGATGGTCAGCATGACAAAAAGGGTAAGGGTACGAGCTGGGCGGATGGTTACAAAGCTTGCGGTATGCAGAATATCAAAATAGTTCCCCGGACTCCTGATATTTGGCATGGAATAAAACACCTCCGTACTCAGTTACCTCGATTCTACATTCATAGCAAAAACTGCGATAAGGAGTTCAAGACTGATGAGATTCGTATTCCATCGATCCTTAGTTGTCTTGAAGGCTATCATACTGAGATGGATGAAAAGAATGGTATTCTGAAAGAAGTTCCCCGTCACGATTCGTTTTCTCATGGAGCAGACGCGCTGCGCACGTTTGCGGAAGCTCATAAGAAAGGGATGCTTGATGATCCCTCAAGCTTCTCAGGTAAGGGTAGGAAGGCTGGCACTATGGTTGATCATGGTTCCTTCGGTAGAGGCAGCTTCCAGGGCGTGAGCAGGGGCTCAGTGGGGCCAAACGTGGTTCGTTATTGATTTTAGGCTCAACGTGGCGTAAGGATTTTAAATTATGTCCAATATTTTAAATAAATTCATGAATGCTTCTTCTGGTAAGGGATTCAATGATGGTATCAATTTCAAGAAGTTTCCAGAGAAGCGACCGGGCTTTGAATCAAAGAAAACGGGGTTGACTGACGATGCTCAATCTCAGCAAGGGCTTTCTGCTTTTGCTAATAAGCGTCGTAAATTCGAGACCGTATTTGCTGGAGAGACTGGAAATGCTCAATCAGGTAGCCTGGGGCTACCAGGAAAGATTTAATATGGCTGATCAATCTAAATCAGAAAAAGACAAAGCAAAGACGTGCATGTCTCGTTACGAGGGGGCTCGGACTGCATATGATTCTATTTCGGATCTTCATCAGCAGTGTATGACGTATGCGATGCCGCGTAAGTCGAATGTGACTGAGACCAAAACTCCCGGTTCGGATGATTGGAGTCAGAATCTCTATGATGACGAAGCGATCAACGGTAATCAGGTATTGGCCTCCGGATCTTTGGATTGGCTTTTTTCTGGTCGATGGGTTGAGGCTGATGCTCCGTGGCAAGACTCTCCACAAGTATTGAAAGACTGGTATAAGAAGGCCGGAGAGATTTGTTTGAAATACATTAACGCTTCCAACTTTCCCCTTGAAATCCATGAGTTTTTACTCGATCGCAGTTGCGCGGCTACAGCTCACTTGCATTGCGAGGAAGATGATGAGGACGTTCTTTATTTTATGAATGATGACGTGGGCGACTACTTCATTGAAGAGAATAATAAAGGGCTAGTTGATACTTGGTGGGGTCGGCGCATGTTTACTTCCTTAAATGCTGTTCGTCGTTTTGGAGAAGAGAATGTAGGCAAATCCGTAAAAGACGCTTACAATGAACCAGAGGGGAAAGGATTGAGTACAGAGTTTGAATTCATCTACTTCATTGGTCCTAGAGATGAAGCAGATCGCTTGTATGGCAAGAAGGACCGGGTAAACAAGCCTTGGGCCCTGATGGTTATTCAGGCAAAGGATAAGCATTTGGTTGAAGAAGGCGGATATGATGAACAGCCTTTCGTGGTATCGAGGTTTCTTAAATGGGGACGCTCGCCGTATGGATACGGTCCTACGATGCTTGCGTTACCTATTATCCGCCAGATCAATGGACTTGAAAAGTTGATGGATGCATTGGCTGAGCTTCAGGCTTTTCCTCGGATGCTTATTCCGGATGATCTTGAAGGTATGGTTGGCTTTGGGCCATCGGGCGTAACGGTATTTAATTCTCAAGGCGGTCAATACGCGAAGCCTTCAGAGTGGGCGACTCAAGGTCGCTATGACGTTGGCAAGGATCGGGCGACCGATATTCGCGGTCGCATACGTCGAGCGTATCACGTTGAGCTTTTTCAGATGCTCACTGGCTTGGAAGAAGTTAAAAGGGAGAAGACTGCAACCGAGGTTAGGGCAATGCTCGCCGAAAAGGTGTCGCACTTCTCTCCTACTTTTCAGCGATTGAGGGTGGAGGTTTTAAAGCCTCTCCTCAATCGCGTATTCTCAATTTTGTATCGCAAGGGCTTATTGCCTCAGCTTCCGGAAGAGATATTGGAATTTACAGGAACTAGCAAATTGCAGTTTCCTGATTTTATTTACACGTCGAAATTGGCGTTGGCTGTTCGTGCTCACGAGAACATGGCATGGAGCGAATTCGTAGCAACTGTAGGATCTATCTTTGAAATGGATCCAACTAGCTTTGAGGATACTATAAACAAGGATCGCACGCTCCGCAGGGTCGCCGACAACCTTGGATTACCAGTTGATTTTCATAATACTCCTGACGAGAAGTTGGCTATTCGTGAAGAACGGGCGGCACTTCAGGAAGCTCAACAATCTATGGCAATGGCTGAATCGGCTTCGACTGTAGCGAAAAACGTTGGAAGCGTTCCAGGGATTGAACGATTGAATTGATGAATTATGAGTGATGGAATAAAAGGATACGAGACCGGAAATAAAGCAGCTCCTCGATTAACGAAAGAAGAGCTTCAGAAGAAAGAGAAGGATGATAAGATTAAGCTTCATGCTGCTTACTTCCGTGAAGTCTTTGGACCCGAGCAACTGCGTAGCAAGGCTCAGAAGTACGTGATGGCTCAGATGGCTCACTTTGGATACTATAATCGCAGTCTTTCAGAAAGCGGTTGTAGCGAACAAGAGTTCTATGGCCGTGAAGGTATGCGTGGGTTTTTCCTATGGATAAAGGAATGGGCGAATCGACCACTTGACCAGAAGCCTAAAAAGCCGGTTGAAGTGAATAAAGGCAAATTTGATAACACCAACGAAGGATAATACTATGGCAGATGAAAACGAGAACACAGGCGGATTAGGTCAAGGAGCTTCTGATGATTCAGTAGCTTCTGACGATGCAGGAAACAAAGGAGATGAAGTAGGTGGCGAGCAACAAGCTCAAACCTACTCTTCGCCTTTTCAGATATACAACGAGGAAGGGATCATTCAGGAAAACTTAGATCAGATTGAAAACCCGATAATTAAAGGCTTCATTGGCAAATACAATAATGAGGCTGCGCTTGAAGGCGGTATTAGAAGCATTGGCGAATTGTCTCGCATGAAAGGATTTGAGCCCCTTTCAGGCGATGCTAGTGATGCGGATAGAGCAAAGCATCAAGAGCACTTAACGCACCTGCTTGGTATCCCTGAGAACATCGACGGGTATGGAGTCACAAAGCCTGAAGGCATGGAGGATGCGGCTTGGGAGAAGATGAACATCGGCGAGTATCTTGACGTTGCCATGAAGCATAACGTTACTCCGGAAGCCATGAAGGCATTGATGGAAGTGGATAGGGTTCGCGGAGTTGCTGCTGATGAAGCTTCCAAGAATGCGAAAGATACTGCCCTGGCTGAACAGCATGATTTTTTGACTCAAGAGTTCGGTGGAAAGCTGGAAGGGATGTACAACAAGGCCAACTCTGTAGCTGACTTGCTTGGTTTGCCACGGAGTGAAATAAATACGGCTAGCGTTGTGAAAGCTCTCAACAAAGCCTCCGAATACATTTCGGAATCAAAGTTGCCTAATTCCAATGAAGGTCAGTCCAATGATCAAAACGGAACGTTTAAAACTCAGGCTGAAGCAATCATGAATGATCCTTCAAATCGTTTTTACAACGACATGAACTCTCATGATTTAGGGCGTCAGAGCATAGCATTGAACGAACACACTCGCTTGATGAAACTCCACACAGCACAACAGAAAGGTAAATTATAATGGCTATGCAAGGAGATGCAGATGAGAGTTCGTTTTCAGTTAAAATAACTGAAGACACTCGACTTAAAGGCGATCCAACTCCGGGAACTCATACTCCGGTTGAAGATGTTCCTAAAGGTGAAATCGAAAACTTTGAAGGAGAAGTGGTAGGACATATCAAATCAAAAACCAAAGCAAAGAAGTCGGCTAAGAAGAAAGCCAAGAAACCAACGAAACCAAGTATTTTAGTTACTGGTGAAAAGGTCTACGGCATGTTCGCCAATGGAATGACTTGGCAGGAGATTACAGCTTCTGAGGGAATCAATTCCCCTTGGATGGCTGCAAAGAAGTTCGCTGACTTTAAAAGCTTTCCATATCCTCCTGAGAAGCAGGAAGAGAAGGGATTGGTGGAAACGATTTCGGATTCGATTTTTGATAACGAATTTCCTGAAGAGGATCCAATTGAGGAGAAAGAAGCTGAAGCGGTTCCGCTTGGGCAACTGCCTCCGGTACTTCCAGAATTCAAACTCTATGAGTTGGCGAAGTTTCCTCATCTTGAGAAGACGGCAATGGGCCATACGCATACGCTTGAGTTTAGGGTTGGCCATGATGTTCGACAATTCGGACTTCAAGGCGAACCAACTGCTCAAGAAGTTCTGGCAATTATCTCAAGGGAATCCAGGAAGAAATGATTCATCCACTATCAAAGGGGAATAAGATCATTGTTCGGTTTATTGGTCGTGAGTTCGAATACTGGAATAGCTGCGGCTTCACTTCGTATCGAAAGAATGCAACTCGGTACTGCTTCTCTGAAGCGATGTCCTGCCGAAAAAAGATTAATGAGTCTGGTGATTACCCATTTAAGGTGTCTGTGGTGGACTTCCTAGAGCGTTTGAATGCTCACGAAGGGTAATTGCCATCAATTAACCTTCGCTATCTCAACAAGCCATTCTTGACATTTGCTCAAGGATGGCTTTTTGATGTTTTCAGAGATCGCTGCGAACTACCTCGTAAGAGCCTTCGAGTCCTCGTCCTGATTGCGGATAAGCAATAAGGCGATGGCCCCCCTGAATAGGGGTTTACCCAGATGCCGTTTAACTAACGTGTAATAAAGTAAACGAAAAAAATATTATGGCTTACGATCAACTACCGGATTACTTTCCGGATCAATACGATTCAATGTGGCAGCAATTGCTACGTCAGATGGATCACCTTTTTGGTGGAACCTATATGCAGTCAGAAATTTCTGGCGATCGCAAGCGGTTCAATCAGATGGACAATCTTGAAATGCGCTTGGCCAATGGTCGAGCTGCTGAAACCATTGTCGATGAACGCGCTAATTTCGCCCGCTGGCTTTCTCCCCTCAAGTATGAGGTGACTGAGCGATTGGGCGAGTGGGACGCATCGGACCTGGGAAGCATTGTTATGCCTACTGGTGATTTGATGACGAATCATATTTCCGCGTACAATCGTCAGCGTGACGCAATTTGTCGTGATGCCCTTGAAGGCAATGCAACAACTGGCTTGGCAGGTACTACCCTGACAGCTTTACCGGCGGCTCAGATCGTGGATGAAGAGTTTGTTCGTACTGGAGCTGGTGCTCAGAGTGGATTGACCTTTGCTAAGGTTGGTCGCGGTAATCGCATTCTAACTGCAAATCACAACCTCAAGACTGATCGCTTTGGAATGATCGGCTCTACCGAGGAAGAAGATTTGATTCAGGATGTTGCTGAGGCAAAGAACAGTGGAGATTTCAATGTCATCCCTACCGTCCCAGACGGTCAAATTGATGGAAAAACTTGGTACGGCATTCAGTGGCGTACTTATGAGAGTCTTACTACGGCATCAAACATTACTAACTGTCTATTGTGGCAGAAACGTATGCTTATATTCGGAGACGGACAGCGTAAGAGCTTCGTCGACGTTTTGCCTGAGCACTCTCACGCGCTTCAGATTCGCGAGACAGCCCGCATGGGTGCTCTTCGTCGAGAAGAAGGCGGTGTTGTCATTCTCGAAACCTATCACGCTTAATTTAACTGAGAGGAAATAGATAATGTCATTACTATACACCAATATCGGGGCCAAGCAAGTTGACCCTACGCCAAAGAACATGGCGACCAACACGGAATTGACTCCAGGAACTAAGATTGTTCCCGTGGTTTATACCACTGTAGTCGGAGAGACTACCGCTGATACGATTAACCTGCTCTATGTTCCCAAAGGAACGCGGGTTTTCGCTACTCGTTCTAAGCTCCGCACTTCTGCTGCTGTAGCTGCTTCAGCGTTCGCTGTTCATGTCGGATTCCTTCAGGATGACGCCGTTACCGATGTCGATCGTTTTGGTACAGCTATCAACATCAATGGCGGGGCTGGTGAATTCGCGCTCGATGAGCCCGTTGCGTACACGTTCTTGACTGCTGGCTGGATCACTATGACTCCATCTACGGTTACTGGAGCGGTTACTGCTGCGGTTACGATCGAAGCTGAACTCGCAATCAACTACCCGAACTAATCCGGTCCGGGTTTCATCACCATACAAATAACCTTGGCCGTTAGAGATCAAAACCTCTAGCGGCCTTTTACCGTAAAGACATGGCTCAAACAACGACAGTGGTAGCAAATATGGCATTGGGTCTTCTGGGCTCAAAGCGTATTGAAGATATTGAAGATCTGAACGACACCTTGGCAGTCGATTGCCGGTTTTGGCTGGAGCAATGCATTCGAGAAATAGGAGTCGATCATTGGAATTCAATGATGGCTTTGCATGACAGTGTAAGAGATCAAGCCGATCCTGCTTTTGGATACAGTTATCGCTATCAGATTCCTGGTGATTCTCTTTTGGTTCTAAAGGTAAACGGATACATGGTATCGGATAACACTTCGTCTTTTACGATCGATGACCCTGCTTACTCGCAACCTTACTGGAAAATCTTCGGCGGGTTTATCCATACGAATGACACGGTTTGCAAGATCGAGTATGTTCAGTATTCGGCAATTACTTCATCTATGGGGGGAGCAATGGTAGCGGCTCTCGCTTGTCTTATGGCAAGTTACCTGGCCCCTACCATTCGAAATGATGGCGGGAAGCGTGGGGACGCTTTGAGGCTGCGATTTGAAAAGATCCTGCTGCCTAAAGCTAGGATGAGAAACGGCAACGAGCGCAATCGTGCTCCTGCTAATGTAACCGACAAGAGTAGGCTTATTGGCTACCGTCGATACGGTACTGCTCCAACTGGAACAAGTAGATCATAGAACATGGCACAACAGGGACAATCTACCAGGACTCAGGCTACATTCAATTCAGGGGAGTGGTCTTCATTCCTCCACGATCGCCTAGACTTCGACAAGTTCTTTGGAGCTTCAAGAATTCAGGAAAATAATTATGTGCTTCCGTACGGTGGATTAGTAAGGCGGGCCGGGACGGAGTTCATTCATGAAACGAAGAATAACACGAAGGTGTTTCTGGTTCCTTTCATCTTCTCAACTACCACGGCTTATGTAATCGAGTTCGGAAATCTTTACATGAGGTTTTACAATTCTGGAGCGATACTCGGCGGAGGAAGTCCGGTTGAAGTTGTGACTCCGTGGACTACGGCTCAATTGTTTGATCTTCAGTTTGTTCAAGATGATGACTTGGTTTACTTCGCTCATCCTGATGTGCCTCGTCAGAAATTGATTCGGCTAACTTCTAGTACATTTTCATTGGATGAGGTGCTTGATTTAACTCCTCCTCTTCGTGACCAGAATAAAACGACAACGACTCTTGCGAGTAGCGTCACCGCTGTTGGGGCGACTGGGACTTTAACTTCTTCGGTAGCTCAATTTAATGAGGATCATGTTGGATCGTTCTGGCAGGTTAAGCACAATCGAGATGCAAACTTCGTTGAAGTGTTAACTACCGCTATTAGTTCAACTTTGGTTGTTGAAGGAGATTGGCGATTTGAGGTTCTTGCTGGCGGGGATGCGACTATAGTTGCTTACGTAGAGCAATTGTCGATTGATGGAGCAACTTGGGAAACTCTGCATAAAGTGAGCGTGGCTGCGGCTGATACGCCAACTGTGCTCAGAACAGGAACTCAATTAACGGACACCTCAATGAGGGTCAGAATAACGACTCTATCCGGTACTTCTTCTCCGACAGGTAGAGCGTATTTAGAAAACACCGAATCGTTTGCCTTGGGGCTCGTGAAGGTTACTGCGTTCACGAGTACGACTGTTGTTGATGTCACAGTTGTCGAAACCGTATTCGCTACAACCGCAACGCCATATTGGTCTGAAGGAGCGTACAGCAAGTTTCGTGGTTTTCCCGCAGCTAATTGCATTTACGAGAGTCGGCTATGGTGGGGAGGCGCTAAATCGGATCCGCAGACTTACTACGGTTCGAAGATTGACGATTACGAAGATTACCCAGTTGGAACGCTGGACACTGATCGCATTAAATACACCTTGGGCGGTCTTACTCAGAACGCTATCAAGTGGATGATTGGCCAGGGGGATTTACTCATCGGCACGAGCAACGAGGAGTTTCGGGTAAGTACGGGCGACAGCTATCAGCCTCTAACCCCTTCAACGATACCGCGTCAGCGTTCTCAATCGAATAAGGGATCTGAAGGCATCCAAGCTCAGATAGTTGGAGAGACTACGATGTTTGTTCAGCGTGGCGGGCGTAAGCTTCGAGAGTACAC